TGAGCCTCTTTACTTAATTTTGGTTTATTATCTTTAAAGGTTAAGGTTCTGTTACTTTTTTTTGCAAAATCCACCATTTTTGTATCTATTTTTGGTTTAACTTTTTTTGCCATTTCTTTACTCCTTTATTTCTACATGAACTAAATCATCAAATTTGTTATCTTTAATTTCACCATCAGAATCCCAATCTCCTCCCCAACGAATATTTAATCCTAATTGATGGCCTATGCCTCTTAGCATTCCACCCATATAATGAAATCTCTCTCTATCTTCCCAGTCTATCGGGTAAGGAGCGAGATCAACAGCTTTTCCTTCGAGATGTTTGGAATACTTAGTTTTAGTTTTCCCTTGTGCTAATAATTGCTCTTGCCGCTCCTTACTCCGAAGTCCTTCAATAATCGTAACATCCATTATTTTAATTAACTCGTTAAGAACATTTACTAATTTAGCATCTACGCCTTTTAGACGATCTTTACTTCTTTTACCAAATCTAGGCATTATTTTTTTCTCATTTTTATTTGTCTTAAAACTTCTTTTTCTGGATATGATTTATCTATTCCTTTTGGAGCACTTCCTTTACTTCTTCTTAATTTAAAACCTTTTTCTATTCCTTTTATTTTTGATGCTGCTTTCTTTCTCTCCGAAGATTGTGATCCAGCTCTACAAAATGCACTAGCTTCTTTTGAACTTAAGCCTCTTGACTTAGCAGCTTTAACACATTTTGCTTTTTTAGAAACATATGCAACTGGATCTTTTGCGAATTTTTTTAAAACATTTATTTTATCTTTATTTATTTTAGCCATATTTCTACCTATGCTACTATCCATTTTTTTGCTTTTCTTTTAGGTTTAAACCACCTTTTTTTCTCCTTATCTTTTTTCATATTAGGAGGAAAAGCATGAATTTGTGAGTAATAAAGGCTCTCTATTGTGTCATCGTGAGCCATTTTCGGCCCGAAAGTAAGGATTTCGTTGATCAAATCAAACATATTTTTGCGTAAATGTACTGTTCCGGTACTAAAACGTGCAGAAAGTCCACTATAAATGCGATTTCTTTTCTGTGTTCCACCCGGTTTCTCTGGAATAACTGCAATATCGTACTTATTTAGCCTTCTTCTTTCATCATTTAATGCTTGAAATATACTTCTATTCATAGCAACGTCTTCAACAGTCGATGACATACAGTTATATTTTTGATGTAATTCTAGGATTATATCCACAACTCCTTTCTTTCCAAGTATTTCACCAGTCTCTGGGTTTTTAGATCCAATAGTGGGAATACTTCTATGCCTTTCGTATTCTAAGACATATAATTCATTATTGGAATCAATAGCTATTACAGTTATTACAGAAAAGTCACTATGTTTTGTATCAATATCAGTAGCTGGATCACAACCTATAAAAGTATTAACTGGAATTTCTTCACCATCTTTTACAAGATAATTTACTCCATCTTCATTTTTATAGTATCCATCCCAATATCGAATATGCTCTCTTCTCCATATTGCATCTTCTTCACTCATTACTTCCATCATATATTCTTGATGAAATTTTTGAGGTTGGCCTGAATCTGCGTAGAATTTTTTCTTTTCTTTTATTTTCGAGATTGGAAAAAACGACTCCCATAAAGGAGTATTTTCATCCAATAAAGCTTTATAAGTAATAACTTTCCATGCAAAATCTTTGCCATCCTTTTGGGACTTTGCATAATTGTTGATAAGGTTATTAATAAAAGAATCATAATGGACAGGAGTACCATTGACACGGAGACGACCAGTATGAGGCTCAATAGCAGGATAAACAACAGCAGTGACAAGATTCGCATTTTTATCCCTGGCTTCTTTTGTAATTGTATTCGCTTCGTGTTCAAAGTCATCAAGTACGATAAGGTCGTATCTTTTATGGAGTTTAGCTCCTCCCCTAATTCCTGCCACGTTGCTTTTTGAAATAAGTTTACACCCATTAGTAAGTTCAATATCCTCCTCTGTCCATTTTTTGCCACGCATTGGGCCAAAATAGTATTTGATACTATCATTAAATTCTAAGTGATGTTTAATGTAGTCCATGTTACCTACACTTAATTTTTGAGTAGCCGATACCCAAGCGTAGAATAAAAAGTTTTCTTTATTAGCGAAAACAAAATCTTTAATAATTGAAGCTTTAGTTAATACGGTTTTTCCATGACCTCTAGGAATAATAATTGCAGTCTGTTTTATTTCTTTATTATCTATCGCATCTGCTACTTCATAATGAAAAAAGGGAGTTTCACTACGAAGAAAATCGTCTGGTAAAAAAAGTTTACCAAATGATATAAGATCTTTATATGCTAATTGTAAGGCTTCTTCAGCCTTGTTTACGTTCTGGCTGTTTATATTTGCCATCTAAAAATTCTTTAAATTTATCTTCAAGTCCTTGCATCTCAATATAATCACTAAATATAGTTTCAAATCTTGTTATTCTTTCTATTGAATAATACATAGCTCTTTCAAGCTCTTGAATGCTTCTTCTAATATCATGTTTGCTATAAGTCTTTCTTTTTTTCATATTCTCCCTCTAATTTCCAATTCATTACTTTACAGTATTGGACTGCATCGTCTAATCCTTTTGCCCAAAATTTATAACCATCAGTTGATACATATCTGGTATAATTTCCCGATATATGCAATCCTTTTTCTTTATTTTTTGAACTCTTTTTTCTTTTCCCCATGATATTCATAAGCATGCCCATTTATTTTTAGTAGATCATTTAAACTAGAATCTTCTCCTTTAATAAATATTTCCCCCAGTACTCTTCCATACTTACCAGTACCATGAGATTTTAAAGTGAATTTTCCTTCATCTGAATCTTCTAGCATTTTTTTTGTGTAAGCTTTTGCTTCTAATCCTTTTTTCTTTTCGTCTAAGTCTCTTGTTCTTGATTCCCAAGTATCTACACCCATAAATCTAATTCGTTTTTTTACCCATGTATCAAATCCTAAATCAATCATAGCATCACAGGTATCCCCATCTACTACTCTTACTAATTCAGCATTATATATAAATTTATCTATTTTTGACATTTCTTAATTTAACCTATTTATTGCGAAGATATGTTAAATATTCCGCTGCTACTTCTGGATTGAAAATTGTCGTGATTAATCTATTATCATCATCTTCTTTTGTAGGATCAATAATTGTTACAGGGCAATTAAATATATTTTTATCATCTAGTCCTAATTTATCTGCATAACTATCCATTATCTTAAATGACGCTACTTGCAATGCATGGCTAATAATTCCAGAAGCTGGATCTTTTAATACTTGGTAACCTGATACATGAGTATGCCCACAAGTAAGAATATGGTCTTTCCATCCCATTTGGACTGCTTTTGCAACTCCATGAGCTGTATTCCACATTGAATTTCCCTTAAATGTATGACGAGCATTAATTGTAATTTCTTTTCCATTAGGGAAAACGAGTCTCATCCTTGCTCCCCATCTTTCATACAATCCTTTATGATCTCTCATAATAAATTCTAGAGGGTCACCATCACCTGACCAAACATCGTGATTTCCTGCGACTAAGTACAACCAATTTAATTTATTAACAAAGTATTCAGTAAGTCTCCATGATTCCTTTGCAGATGTAGATTGTTGTCCATATAAAGTAGCCAGCCTTCCTATCCAATTATTTTGTATATCTCCTAAATTCCCTGCGAACATTCCTTCTGTATTATTAATAATATTCATATAATGCAGTATTTGAGATATATCCGTACCGTCATCATCGACGTGAGGATCTCCAAAATGAGCAATCCCTATTGGCCCTTTTGTTTTAATATCTATCCGTATAAGCTTTCTACTCTCTTTACTTGTTTTCTTTTGTTTGTATTGTTTTTGTCTAAATTCTATTAATTCTTCTATTGGTATTGTTTCGGGATCTCTATCTTCTACTTTAAATGGACTTTCTTCTAGTATTGTTGGCCTCACTGTTTTTCTTACACAGGCCATACACTTCCATTGTTGTTTTTTACTATTTGCTCTATATAGAAATCCACTTTTATGAAGTGCTCTTGCACCACAATGAGGGCATCCTATAACATTGCCATCCGCATCTTTTCTTATATCGTCCATTTCTCCCATTACTTTCTCCTTTATTCCTCGGTTTTTATTTGTTGATTATCTTCTAGTAATTGATTTTCCCTAGAAGCTCCTTCAATTTGTTCTGGCGAAAATCCTTGAAATACACCTAATAATCCCATTTCTTTTTGTTTTACTATATTACCAGAAGTACCTACGATTTTCCCTAATTCTTTTGTGGATTGTAATATGATATTATCGTCTTCACTATAATCAGCAAGATTTTTTAATTTTCCTAATATATAATCATGGTCTATCCCTAGACTTTTTGCTACATCAAGAACAGATTTTTCTATTTCTTTCATTACTCTTTCCTGTTTTAATAAAATTGTTGCTTTTTTTCTTGCCTTCTGATTAG